GAAAAAGGAATACGCTAATGCAATGGCTCTCTCGAATCTCCGTTCCCATGTGGTTTGTGATCATGACACTCTTTTGCTTCATGATCCGCAACCCTTCTGGCTACGACCTCTGGCACTATTGGTTGAACCCTGCCCACGAAATCTCCGGTCGTGTTCTGGTTGGAATTATCGTGCTCGCTTTCATCGGTCTCGTCATCTATGAGACACACAGTTCTTTCGGACACATTGGCCTCGCCTTCCTAGCCGGCATCATCGGCGTTGGCTTCTGGTTCCTCTATGAACACGGCATGTTCTCAGCGAACAGTTTGAATTACATCACTTATTGGGGACCGATTGTGATGGCGTTCATCATGACAATTGGCTTCCAAGGCGGCCGTATCTACCGAAGCGCAACCTCAAGACAGCCGATCAGTGGCGGACATCACGCAACTGATATTTACGTCGACACCGGCCATCATGACCAATAAGGGGAGCAAGATGCCAAAACTACTTACCGATCCGCAAGCCATCTTCGATGCGGCTGTTCGAGGTTTGCACGCACAAGGAAAACGAAGTGGCACCACCACTAGTGGACGGTGCTACTATCGTAGTGCTAGTGGAAAGTGTGGTATTGGGCACTTGATTCCAGATGATCGATATAAAACTGAAATGGACTACCCAGATACTACAAAGGTGCCATCAACTGGTATCCGAACTCTCATCGGCTATTACTTTCCGGAATGGATTGGTCTGGAAAATCTCATGACATCGATTCAGTCGGCACATGATTATGCTTCCTATCACAAACACAATCTCGAATTCACCGACGTCAATGGTGAATGTGGTATAGCAACTCGATACAGGAATGTGGCCGAACATTACAATCTTAATCCTGCAGTAGTGAACGAACTTTGGCCTCAGTACGAATCCACAAGGCAACAATTGATGTAAATCTGTACTTGACTCTGCCATAAAGACAACATAAACTCCCTATGTCGGTAAGATAATAGGGAGTTTCTTATGGCGGCATCTGAGGGGTTTATAGCAATCACCGAAGAATTGGAAAAAGCTCAAGTACCTTTTGTCGTAGACAGAGGAACTAAGCACCACATTATACGGTGGCAAACAAAACAAGGCACACCCAGACAATATGGTTGCAGTGTCAGTAGTGGCTCAGATTGGCGAGGAGCATTAAACGCCAAAGCCGAAGTCAGACGAATGCTAATAGCCGATGGCTACATTATCGATGAGACCCAAGCAGAAGCGCTGGAAAAGAAAATAGCAGCGCTAGAGAAGCAAATTGAAGAAATTTCTGCCACTTGTGATGCCGCCATGCAATTGTGTGCTGAGCGAGTCCAACAAGCAGAAGAGAAAGTATTAAAACTAGTCGGGCAGCTAGAAGCAAAATTGGCCGCTCAAGCAACCACACCATCAATAGAAGAACTTCCAGCAGAACCAGAGCGACGCAAACGGTTCCGAGCCCACGAAAATCCAATCTTAGAAAAGATGTCATATTCCGAGTGGTCAACCATGGACAAACTCCGGTTGGAGACAAATTGGTCATATGAGAAAGTGGCCAGCACATTGCAATTATTGAAAACGCATGACCTAGTCGAAAACAACTCGACCTTCGGCTGGCGGAGGAAGGCAACCGACGTCCAAGTGATCCTCGCCAGAGATGAGAACGTGAAGACAATGGTGTTCGAAGGGAAGGTCCTCCGGTACAGAGAAAACACCAGAAACATCGAGCAGCTCACCCCGACCCAAATACGGCGCCAAATGCGGCAAATGGCCCGTCGAGCCTGCAGAAATTGAGGGGTCAAACACCCCTCTTTTCCTGAGTCTTTTGAATCGAATAAGACGTTGTGCGGCGTGTTAAAGACTGAAACCATCCCCCTGATGCCGAACGTATCGTAGAGGCCAAAACGATGCAGATTCCAGTCCGCAAATCGAACCCCAAGCGCCTGTTTCTCCCGGCCGAAGATGTCGAGTTCGTCCCGAGTGGACAGTCGATCGTCAGCTTCAATGGCAAAACGTTCACTCGTATTACCTACTATAATCTGGTCGACAGGACGAGTGTTCCACTCGTTGCTTTCAGCAGAAAGAAATCTATAAATAGACGTAGCCAAGAAAAAGAATAACATACTTAGGGGTGGGGAACCACCCCTTTTCTTTTGACTAAATAGTTGTATGTCAGATGAAACTATTAGCAAACTTACTCCTGATAACACTAACAACCTCTTTTCGGATAAGTTTAGATTCTCGATCCGAAAGCTTCCTACTGTCTCATTCTTCTGTACTGAAGCCACTGTTCCTGGTGTAGCCGTACAGAACATCCAAGTGCCAAACTCTATCAACAGACTTAACGTGGCTGGTAACAAAGTCCAGTTCAATGAATTGGTTATCACTTTTAAGGTAGATGAGGATCTGAAGAACTTTAAGGAATTGTATAATTGGATTATTGGGATTGGAGCACCACAGAGCTTTGATCAATTTAAGAAGTTGGTGGAGGATAATGAACTTGGTTTGCCTGGTTATCAAATATACTCTGATGCAACCTTGATAACCTTAACCAATTCAATGAATGTGAATGTTGATATTTCGTTCACTGATTTGTACCCGACCACACTATCTGATATCCAATTAAACGAAGCAACTAGTGGACAACCAGTGACTGCAACAGCAAATTTTGTTTACTTAAACTATAAATTTAATAATTAAGTTAGACGTACCTTCATGGGTCTACAGTCGTAAGATACAGACTTGTCTAGTCGAAATCAACAGATTTAGCATTAGAATAATTCGTAGATATTCAACATCCATTTCGCTTGAAATAGTTTTAGAATACTCTTATAATGCGAACAGTGATTGAGAGCAGATTCATGAATAGGAATTTTAGAGTCTATTATACGCATACTTTCCATCCCTACATCGGCTTCGCTAATAATAGATGGCTTTATGTGGATGATCCAGAGAAGAAGAACTTTAGAGTTTTGTTGCGGGTGGCCGATGACTATACAATTTTGGAAGTGATAACAGATGATACTAACTCTTGGTTTGATCAAGTAGGTTTGCCATTTATCAGAGTGAATGCTGTAATATGAGAACATTTCTAGTAAATGCTGTAGGCGTGATACCTGCTCCTTACATCTGCTTTACAAAAGGTATCGGGTGGTATTGGTCTCACACCGTCGATCCACACAGTGACAAATTCGTTACAATATTGGAAGTAGACCACGATACAGTAATAACTCGTGTTCTTAAAGAACCGTATCCCAAGGGACCTGGATCTTGGGGTAAGTATACCGGAAACAAATTCCCCTCTATCAACGAAGTGAAGATAATTGAAGCTACAAGAACTGCATGACGAATGGTCGAAAGACGCAAAGATAGATTCGACCGAAGCCGGTGAAGCATCGGCTAACATTCCAGTCCTCCATTCTAAGTATCTCCGCCTTCTCTCCAATGAAAGAATGCGCTACAAGGCTCTTCTCATTAAGAAGGCAGAGTTAGAACTTCAATTGGAAGACTACTTCCTGGGAAAGATAGACGGCAGAGACATAGGTCGTCCTCCATACCAGTACACGATAACCAAAGACAGGGCAGAGAAGCTGACCCTCATTGATCCAGACATGGTCAAGATAAATTTACAGGTTGCGGACTCAGAAGAGAGAACGTTGTTTCTCAAAGAAGTGATTTCGAACATCAACCAGCGCAACTGGCAGATTCGCAATTATCTGGAGTGGTTGAAGTTTACTCAGGGTGCCAATCTATAATGCGGAAATTTGATCTCGCATGTATTTGTGAAATTAGTATCATGGAATGGGTAGATAAATTTGGCGAAGTGCAAGAGGATTATTATGAACATGACAATGGATGGCTAAAACTCGTAGGATATAACAGAGGCAACAATCAGTACAGTAACAATAAAACCACATAATTCTGTACATGTAATAATTGATACCGACCAAGGAATACTAAGAGAGCTGTGGGAAGCTTTTACCTTCCAACCTCCAGGCTATCGCTTCATGAAGGCGTACAAGTTTGGAAAATGGGATGGTAAGATCCATCTAGTCAATTATCGCAACCGAGCGATATACAAAGGATTGATCCCATACATCGAAGCCTTCTGTGCTGACCGAGGTTATCAATTTGTAGACGAATCTGGTTCTGGTGAAGACCCAATTTCGTTAATTGAAATTCAACAGTTCTTCAAAGAACTGAATCTCCCTCCTAAAGTAGTTCCCAGAGACTATCAAATTGAAGGCGTAGCACACTGTGTTCGTCGGAAGAGATGTGTTTTGATCTCGCCGACTGCCAGTGGCAAGTCGCTTATGATCTATGCGCTCCTGCGATGGTATGGATTGCGATCGTTGGTGATTGTTCCCACGACTACACTTGTTCATCAACTTCATGATGACTTCAGAGACTATTCCACTGAGAATGGATGGGATGTTGAGAAGACATGTTCAAAGATCATGGGTGGGTACTCGAAGGAAGGTTTGAAGGACGTCACGATAACGACATGGCAGTCAGTATACGAAATGCCATCAGATTGGTTTGACAAGTTCGATTTGGTGTTGGTTGATGAAGCACACGGCGCTAAGGCTAAAGCTCTCACTGGCATCATGGAGAAATTGACCAGTTGTGAGTATAGATTTGGAACAACAGGAACGATTGATGATATTCAAGTCCATAAGTTTGTTCTAGAGGGATTGTTCGGCAAGGTTAACAAGATTGTCGATACAAAGACCCTGATCGATAACAACTATCTATCTGAACTCAATATCAAATGCTTGCTGCTCCAGTACTCGGCGGAATCTCGCAAGAACTTGAAAAGAGATTATCAAGAAGAGATTGACTTCCTCATCTCTCATCAGAAGCGAAACAATTTCATTGCTAATTTGTCTCTGTCTCTCAAAGATCATGTCTTGGTCTTGTATCGACGAGTGGAAGACCACGGTAAGATTCTATATGACACAATTAAAGAACGTGCTCCAGAAGGTACGAAGGTGTTCTTTGTATCGGGTGGGACAGATGCCGATGAACGAAACGACATACGTAAGATCGTAGATAACGAGAAAGAGAAATGTATTGTCGTCGCCTCACTGGGTACATTCAGTACTGGTATTAACATCATAAATATCCATAACATTATCTTCGCTTCGCCAACCAAGAGCAAGATTACAAATCTTCAATCGATTGGACGTGGTTTGCGAAGGGGTGCAGATAAGACGAAGTTCACATTATTTGATATCGCCGATGACTTGTCAAAGAGTAGTGGAAATAAGAATTACACTCTATTACATTTTGCTGAGCGGTTGCGAATATATAATGAAGAACGGTTTCCCTATAAAATACATACAATCAGGCTAGAACAATGACAGAAGAAGATCAGCCACTCGGGATTATGTTGCTTCATTTGATTTCAGGCAAAGACGTCGTAGCCGATGTCAGTCTCGTAAAGGAACAATTTTATTGTTGTGACAATCCACTAGCAATTGAGATTGGTGATTACGAAGGAATGGAAGCATCTGCTCTATATTTTACTCCGTTACTCCCAATGTTTACTGGTGAGTCAGTGGTCATTCCTGAAGACAAGGTTGTCTACATGATTCCACCGAACAAGATCTTGATAAAAGTATATCAAGAGTACGTGAAAGACATTATCCAAAAGAATCAAGCCACTCTAGCCCAGCTAGACAAGAAAATCGATCTAAGAAACGATTATATGAAAAAGAATTTACACTAATGCAAAGACACTATGTTGACTCTAAAAAGTTCTTCCAGGCAGTTTGTGATTACAAGAGCAAGCTACGATACTGTGAAGGATTAAAATTAGAAAAACCCGATATGCCGAATTACCTTGGTTTATGCTTCACGCAGATTGCCGAGAACTATTCACACCATCGCTGGTTCCGATCTTATCCTCAATCTATTCGAGAAGATATGATTCAAGATGCCGTGTACTTTTGTGTGAAGTACATTGACAGTTTCAATCCTGAGAAGTCGAAGAATGCGTTCGCCTACTTTACTCAGGTTGTCTACCATGCCTTCCGGCAACGCATTGAACGTGAACGAAAGTACTTGGCAACCAAGTTAAAAGCAATCGAGCACGTCGAAGTGTTCCATATGGCAGCAGACAAACAGGCACACGACGATCAAGATTATGGTGGCGAATCGAACATTCATTACTCAGACAACGCTAAGAAAAAGCGACATGAGTTCATTGAGTCTTACGAGACCAGAACTGCCAAAAAGAAAAAGAAAGACATCTAAGTTGTCTAAATTTGTAGATGATCCAGCAGAGTTATTTTATAATTCTAGGCGTTGGAATGTGATATTTGTAGATAAGCTAGAGAATCCTTATATAGATGTTATTTTGAATGCTCCTTTAGAATATGAGTCTGTTTCTCTAGGTGAATTGAGTCACCGAGACTTATTGAAGACCATTAGAGAAATAGAATTAAAGGATGAAGATAGCACTACTTACCGATACACACATTGGAGCGAGGAATGACTCACAAGTACTCCTAGAGTACATGAAGAAGTTTTATTCTGATATTTTCTTCCCAACACTTGATAAGTACAACATTTCTAAGGTCGTTCATCTAGGTGATGTGTACGACCGAAGAAAATATGTCCAATTTGTTACCTTACAAGAGAGCCAGCAATTCTTCCTGAAGAAGCTGGAAGATCGAAAGATTCAGATGGATATCATCTTGGGCAACCACGATGTGTTCTATAAGAATACCAACTCGGTCAACTCTCCCACTCTTCTACTAAACGAATACAGCAATATTAAGATCTTTTCGACGGCAACCGAGGTTACCATCGACAAGAGCTTGTTCTTATATGTCCCATGGATTACGGATGAGAATAGAGAAGACACGACCAAC